TCAAGGGTGGAGGCCGAGGTCGGAATCGAACCGGCGTAGGCGGATTCCGTCCGGTACCAGTTGGTCGCAATACTGAGAGATCCGGTAGAGCTCCCACTTGTCCACCATCCACGGTTTGATGCGGCGGCCTAGACCGAAGCGGTCACTGACAGTGATGTCGTAGGTGATCCAGGTTGGGTTGTCAGTCCAGGCCAACTTGAAGCTACCGTCCCAGATACCGGAGTAGGTCCTAGCCACAGGGTTGTAGTTGGCCGGCACAAGGACCCTCTCAGCTTGGTCTCCACTGTGACGGCTGGGATGCTACGGAACTGCTCGGCCGAGAACTCGATGTAGAGCAGCGCGGTGTTCGGGTAGCGCAGCTTTGCATCGATGACCTCGGTGAAACCCGCGATCTGCATGATGTCGGCAATTTTGTTGTTGTTCTGGTTCGGGGTGATGCGGGTCACCCTGAGCAGCCAGCCGCTGGTAGCTGCCGGCAGATTGATGCGTAGGGTACCGAAGTCGGACAAATCGGTTAGCTCAAGCAGTGAGAGGGGAGGCACAGGCCTGTTCATTCGCTCACCTTCGCGATTCCTACATGACCTCAATGTGGCTCTTGAATGCAACCAATGCCGAGACGATCTGCTTACTGATCTCTGGGCTCCCTGCGATGTCCGCCTCATTCATTCCTTTTGCGAGCAGATTCACAGTTATCGACGCAGGCTCGACAACTATTGCGGACATGCTGTTCAGCACCAAACGAAGCGCCGCTTGGGCATGACTCGCACGAGGTGACGCGTTAAACAGTGCAACCGGCTTACCAGGAAATTCATGGCTGGCCACAAGCCAATCTAAGGCATTCTTGAAAGAACCAGGTATTCCACGAGCATACTCAGGGCACGAAATAAGGATGCCATCTACCTTACCCACCAAAGCCCGTAACTCTCTGACGCTCTGCGGCGGATCATCAGCCAGGTCCGGATCGAAGTGCGGCAATTGACCAACCGCCAGATAGTGCTTGATCGACACCCCCTCAGGGCTCAACACCTCAGCCGCACGTAGCAGTGCAGAGTTAGAAGATGCTGCGCGAATGCTTCCGGACACCGCTAACAATTGGACCATTTGTAAACATTCCATTCCCTAGTGAGATAGCACAGTGTCGCATACGTGAATCAGGGCGTTCACAGACATGACTGGAGCCCTCTCCGATACCAGGCCCTGGGCGGTGCGAATACTCATACCCTACAAGCAGGCAATCACGCACCAGACCCAGGCGGCACACCACATATCCTCGCGAATTCCAGTATTCGGCGCTCCACCCCACGCGAGTGCGAACGCCTCCAAGGCATGCCCGAGGACTACACCCTAATCCCCTGGCGCGGCAAGCCTGCCGGCGAATGCCCAGACGGCCCACGCTACAAGGCGATCGGTAACAGCAAGGCAGTCACCGTCGTCCGCTGGATCGGCCAGCGAATCCTGCAACAACTCTAAACACCCCACTCAACAATCGGAAAGCCTGCCGGCGATGGCGGGCAAAGCAACCCGCCCGCTGAAGTCCCCACCTGGAACTTTGATTTGTCGCGAGTGAGATGAAATGCGCCCAAGGAAGACCCATAGGTACATGCGCGACATCATCCCGAAAAAGTCGGAGCGCACTCAGAAGGACAACAAGGCCGAATTGAGGCAGCTAAGGCCAGTTTTTGACGAGATACCGGTGGATGCGATTACGCCATCGATGATTGCTGCCTATCGCGATAAGCGATCCGCGAAAACCAGAGCCAACAGAGAAATCGCCTTACTGTCTCACGTCTTCAATATTGCGCGCGAATGGGGTTTGACCAACAGAGAGAACCCCTGCCAGGGCGTTCGTAAGAACAAGGAAACGCCGCGCGACTATTACGCAAACGACGCGGTATGGAAGGCGGTCTACCAGAAAGGCGAAATTGAACTGCAGGAGGCAATGGATCTGGCCTACCTGACCGGCCAGCGCCCAGCCGATGTCCGACTAATGCGTGTCGATGATGTGGAGGGAGTGTATCTGCGCGTTGGCCAAGGCAAGACTTCCAAGAAGATCCGAATCCTCATGGAGGTCGATGGCCAGAAAAATAGCTTGGGCCTGCTCATCGAGAGAATTATTGCCAGACCGAAAAAAATAAACTCTGGCTATTTGATCGTGAGCAAGTCGGGGAAGAAGGTCTCCGAGCGCATGCTATGCCAGAGATGGGACGACGCCAGGTCAAAAGCCGTGGCTGAGGCTATCGAACAAGGCGACCAGGGCCTGGCTAAGAAAATCGCAGGGTTTCAGTTCCGTGATATCCGACCGAAGGTGGCATCTGAAATTCTCGACCTGGACGACGCGAGCCGGCTTCTCGGACACTCAAAACAGGAGACCACAAAGAAGATTTACGTTCGAGTTGGCGCCATCGCAAACCCGACGAAATAGGAAAGTTTTGGTACGCCAGCCTTAAAGTTTTGGTACGCCAGCACTTTCATACAGGCAATAAAAAACCCCGTAGACGTTAATCTACGGGGTTTTCAAGGGTGGAGGCCGAGGTCGGAATCGAACCGGCGTAGGCGGATTTGCAATCCAGATAAAATATCAATACTTTCAAATAGTTAATGATAGATCTGTTCCGCAAGCGCCATCTCTTAGAAAGCCTGCAACCCACAGCCTATGCGGGTCATTATTTTGATTGCGGAACTGACTTTACTGACGTCCCTAGCGGTTCAGAGCCCAGTGACAGTCGCAGTCCTCAAGGCTCCGCTACCCTTTCCTTCTGGACCCTGCAAGCTCAGTCGATCCGATGATGGATCGGGCATACTGAATAAAAAATTACTTATAAATCATTAAGTTAATGTAACTTAATTTTTTCTGTAGCAAAAAATAAGCAAGCTAATGAAAGCATCCCACCCTGACTGATGCCCAATCTCCTCTCAGAAAGCACAACGGATTGGGCTGCCTTTCCCGAAAGGCTTACATCATGCAGTCTCAGATCAGACAGCCTTCAGTAAAGAACGCCCGCCTCTTCTCTACCTCTATACCAAAAGCAAGCGCTTCAGTGGCATACTGGCATTTAGCCAACAAGTCATAGCAATGGATCGCCATGCATATAATCATCGAAAAAAATATTGAAGAACTGAAAAAAGAATACCAATACCCCAAAAAAACAGCCGAATCTAAACTATTTGAATACTTCTGTAATTATTGTATTACCTCAAAGCATTACCTCGGCAGATTCAACCCAAAAGACATCACCACAGATGAAGATGATGCCTCAATTGATGGCATTTCTATCATTATCGATGGTGACTTAATCACAACGCTAGATGACGCTCAGAAAATCTTTAAAACTCACAAAACAAACTTAAGCGCCGACATCATATTCTCTCAATGCAAAAGCGGCGAGGCTTTCAAGAAGTCAGAAATAAACAATTTCAGCGTTGGCCTTGAAGATTTTATTACTCTTAAACCTCAATACCCACAAGGCAAGCTCAACAACAACGCATTAAAAATCATCAAAGAAGTTTTTGACAATTTAAAAAAAATAAAAAATCGGCTCCCTAACTTCCATGCTTACTACTGCACCAGCGGAAACTACAAAGATGAACGAGAAATAAAGGCATCCTTTAAAGCACTTAAGATCAAAATTGAACAAACGGATCTTTTTGGAGAAGTGCATATAACGCCACTCGGGCGAGCCGAACTTCTAAAGTTATATGCGAATGCGACTGAGAAAAATGAAGCTACTCTTAGGCTAATCGATTACTTTGGCATGCCTAAGATATCTAACATCCCACAGTCATATATTGGAATTGCAAACGCAAAAGAGTTTGTAATCAATGTTCTATCAGATGCCGATGGAAATCTCAACCATCGAGTATTCGAAGAAAACGTTAGATCTTTTTTAGGCGAAAGCAATCAGGTCAATAACAAAATCAAGTCCACTCTTGATGATACCGAAAAAAAGAATTTGTTTTCCGTACTCAACAACGGAATTACGATCGTTGCACCCGAACTCACACTGACTCCTAACACCAAAGAAATCAGCTTAACAAACTACCAAGTTATCAACGGATGTCAAACCAGCAATACATTATTTATAAACAGCCATCTCCTGGACGACTCTGTAAATATAATCATAAAGTTTATCGAGTCAGCGAACACAGATGTCTCTGAAGATATAATTTCCGCCACCAACAACCAGACAGAAGTAAACACAGAGTCTTTCCATGGTTTAAAGGGCAAAGCAAAACTTGTTCAAAAGTATTTCGATGCAAAGAACACTAAGTCCGCACCAGAGAATAGAATTTACTTTGAACGCCGCGAGAGTGAATACAAACAAGCTGGCTATCAGTTCACGCGAATTTTCGACGTTCGAGAACTAGCTCGCTGTTATGCAGCGATGGTATTAAACCAACCGCATCATTCAGCCAGATACGTCAAGGAAATATTTTCAACTAGTGCAAAGGATCTTTTTTGCGACAACGACCATGAGTCGCTCTATTACGCTTCCGCCCTTGCCCTGTATAAATATAACACGCTAGTAAATGGCCGAAAAAACGGAGCTCAGAATTTCATAAAACTTCGCTGGCACATTATTCAAGTCTACAAATGGGTAGTACATGGAAAAACTGAAGTACCCGCTGCGTCCTCAAAAGCCGCCGAAGAATATGCGAACAAGATAATTCTGTCACTCACCGAGGAAGCGAAGCCATACATGGAGCACTTTATAACTTGCCAAGAAATTATCACTTCTACTGGCACTCCATCTACCGACTCTTTGAAGCGCGGAAAGTTCACTGCCGACCTAATTAACAAAGCTAATGAATATTTTGCGACAAAACTAACTCAAAAGTAAGCACTGACCAACACATACGCCAATTGCACTCGGGTACTAATGCAAAAAGCCCTACGACCTCGTACAACAAGGGCCGTAGGGCTTAGAGATGGCGCTGCCCGAAGTTAACTGACATAGATTGACGTACGATTTGCACCGTTTTCCCGTACGCCAGGTAACGAGGATAGGGATTCGTCCTACTTTTATCCTAAACATCCCAGCGCTTTCAGCTACGTATTTCTATCGGACTTGATCATCATCAGGCTAGCCTTGACAGGTAAAAATCGCCCCATGGCGGCCTTTCACAAATGCAGCTACCAGCCAATAGCAGTCACCCAAAATCTTTACAAGATCTGGGCTGTCTATAGTGACGCATTTTATTCTAGAGCAATCAGAAACCTACTATAAACAATGAGATATAAAAATGTTGAGCTTCAAGGAAAAAGTCAGAGCAAAACAAATTTCGGGGCCCACTGATCGAAAGTTTACATTGGCTTTGTGGCAGACGGCATGGGAAAACGAAAAAGCTCATAGCGCTGACGAACAGAGTTTTTTTGAGGCGGGTAAGGTCTTTCATAAAGTTTTCAGCGAAATTCGTACGGCACTTACATCGCTTTACAACGACAAGGCTCCAGCTATATCTCGAACAACACACCTAGAGTTGCTTTGCGCAATTTCCAATCGAGATATATCAGTATTAAAAAGCATACAACAAACAGATATCAGGGCGGGGCAGAGTATTCACAGTGCTTCGAGCAAAGCAAACCGACATGGGGCTGAAATATACCTAGAGGAAATTGCTCATGGTGCTGTTGATGGGCTTGAGCTCGCTATTTTTGAAAGCATTAAGGCCATCAAAAAAAGTCTTCTAATACCGCCTGGAGGAAATCCTATTTCCGTTCTGAGTTTCGCTCAAATGGAGGCTGATCTTTCCCAGCTCTACGGCATGTACGATCAGTATTGGAAAGCTCTCTTGTGGGGTGACTACGAATTTTTCGTGCAGGATACCGATTACAGTGTTTATGAGATCCGCCAGTTATCTACTGATAGAGAGATATCTTACGAACTAACAAATTTGCGCAAGAACAGACTTGGCATGCAGTCTATTATGATTCATAACGACCCAGCAATACTTGAACTCAACAACAACGGCTCATACATTAAGCCAGTCAGATCCGGAAAGAAAAAAACGCTTAAGACTTCTCTATTGAAACATGCCTCAGACGAAATCAGGTTCTTTAACTCAAAAATAAAAACCGATATACTTTTACTGAGTGATGAATTTCCAAGTAGTCTTATCGAAAGCCAACTACCTGCTGGTTTCTCAATCAAAGAAGCCTTAGATGTTTTTAGATTACTCATATTATTATCCAAGCAATTTCAAGATAAATACCCAGAAAACAATAGTGTCTACAACCACAAAAAACTCGCAGAATTTAGTTCCAAAACCAACAAACAGGACTTGTTGCTAGCCATAATCAAGGTTTCTGGAATAAAATACGCCAAAGCCAAGCTCATACTAGAATTTTTAATTTTCAACAACCAGGCTAGGGACTTATGGAGTCATCCGATTCTCGAAATATCACACGACAAATTGATATTTTTAACTAGCGCACTATCAAGCCCGGTTTTAGTTCGAGTTGTTGAGCATTGGCTTGTCGAGCTTGAAGTAGATCTCACGAGGAAAGGTACGCATTACGAAGAGATATCTTTAAGTGAGATAAATCAAGACTTGCTCTCTAACAAAATTTTGCCTCATCCTATTTCAGCATTTTCAAAGCGATTGAGGCTTAAATCAGGAGCAGAGGAGGAGATAGATCTAATTCTAAAACTTGGCAACGTGATTTTGATCGGAGAGGCTAAGTCCATTGTAACTACGGACTCATCCATCTCCTATTATCGTACATATAGTACGTTAAAAGGGGCTGCCGCCCAAGCCAAAAGAAAATCTCTTTTCTTCTCAAGTAATATCGCAGAAATATTTGATGTATTTGACTGGACTTATGACCCAAGCATCTCATACCAGCTTCTTCCAATAGTGCTAAACAGTAATAAAATTCATTCTGGATTCCCCATAAATGGCATTCCCGTTGTGGACGAACAGATCCTAGCCAGATACTTTAGCTCAAGTACATTTCCACTAATATCAATGAAGCATGACAACAAGTTTCATAATCTGGCGTGGTTTAACTTATACGACAACTACGAAGATCTACAAAAAAATATTAGCTCCTACCTGATGCATCCACCGCAACTTTCGGAAGGCCGAGAGATTCTTGTATATAAAACCATAAAGATACCACAACTGACCACACTCTCCCCAAAAATACAATACACCAGACTAGTCCCTGGAGACTTCCCTTTAGAGCGTAAATTATATAAAAATTATGAATTCCCCCTCCATGTAAGCGACGATATTATGAGCAAAATAATGGAAATGATTGCAGTCATTTAATGTTCCAAATAGAACCTCCCATTAACTGGAGCTGCTCGCCATTGGCGGAAGTGTTCAGTACTCGAAAATTGATTTATGAACGCCCCATACCTCCGTAATCGGGCGAAAGGAAAAACTCAAACGCCGATTGTGCTGGGGTATTAACGCAAAAAAGCCCTACAGCCCCGAATAACAAGGGCTGTAGGGCTTTTCCTACAGAGTAGGAAATCGCGCCGTTTGGCATTAAATGGCATTGATTGGCGTACAGATTGCCCCATTTTTGCCCCACGACATCCTCACGTCCAAAACTGAGCGCGCATCGAGAAAGTGGCCCATGGCCCGTTCTTTCGGCAGATTTGGCCGCATCGGGGTGAACTTCGCGTCTTCCAGCTTGCGGCTCTGCCGCCTTGATGTGTTCCTGGCCTATATGCGTAATCGAGGGTAAACCTGGGCGTGGATGCTGCCCTTTTCGATGGGCCAAGATAACTTTTCGCGGCCCTAATCGATAACGGCAATGGGCCACTAGCACATCCGTCCTATGTTGACCGCCGCAGCTGGCATACCCAAACTATTTTTCTGAACGACCTTACGCAGGCCAGGACACCAGCCCTTAAGACGATCAGCGTTTGGTGATACATCCCGGACCACGAGAAAACGCATCGGGCGAGGTAGTGCGCAAACATGAGCTCTGCGTGAAACTGAGGAGTATATGAAATTGTCTATGTTTGGCGCCGCACCGCTGCACTGGGCCAATTTGCTTTTGCTATTGGCTCTTGCCTTTCCGGCAATTGCAAATGCGGAGGGGAGATGTCCTGCTGGGCAATATCCCGTCGGCGATCAAGGGGTTGGCGGCTGCGCTCCGATTCCAGGCGCTGGCGGGAGCCCCCGCGAGCAGGAGCCCGCTGGGCAGTGGCATAAGACCTGGGGCGCAATCGCTTCATCTGGAGCAACCGCAGATGCAGGTGTTGCCGTCAACAGGCCCAGCAAGGAGAGTGCCGAGAAGTTTGCCTTGTCCGAGTGCAGCAGGCGGGGGGCAACTGATTGCAAAGTGATTTTTACGTATCGAAACCAATGTGTCGCATGGGTGGTTCCCAGCAGCAAGGATGGGCCGTCCCGCTCTGGCCTGGGCAGTGCCAAAGACCCTGAAGAAGCCCGCATGGTGGCTCAACAGTCATGTGTCGACACGGGAGGCAAAGCTTGCCAGGTGGTATACGAAGACTGCAGCAAACCCGTATATGAAGCATTTTGAGAGTGAGTAACTCGTGTTTACCGGTCCCCAGCTTTCGTGCTGGAACCGGAGATACAATCGAGCCAGTTCGTTTAGGTCAACATCCCCGCCCACTACTGCGGTATGAGTATTGGCGGGGATTGTCTGAAGGTGCATTTTGCCGGGTACAGCGGCTGGGTTAGATGTTGAGGCAACTGGCCCGACCGCTCTTTTTCACTTCGTTGAAACGATATCTTTGACGTAGCTCTGGCAGGCTGCCAAGGCGATCAATCCTTGATCGCCGTCACCGGTGATGCCGACAATTCGTTGAGCAGCCGCCGGGTCAAGCTCGGCTCGCGCGCTTCCATGAACCACGCCGCAGGTGCCGGCGGTGGCTGGCAACCCACCGCCACCACCCGAGGCGGCGGTGTTGAGTAGGACTGACAGCCGGAGATCAGCAGTAGCCAGCCGATCACGCAGGCGAGCTTGGTTCGTTTGAGCATCGCGCAATTCCTTGTAGTGGGTTTCGTCATTCGCCTGCAGGCGGTCCTCCAGGGCCCGACGGGCATCCTGTTGGGTTTCCTGCCAGTTGATCACCGCCGTGGCGGCCTGCTCGCGATCAGTGCTGTACGCCTCGGCCTGATCAGCGAGATCCTTGCCGTAGGCGTTGGCCTGCCACGTCCAGGCCAGCCAACCACCCAGGGCGAACCCCAGCACCAGGGCCAGGACCGGCAGCAGCCAGCCCGGGGCCTTCAAGGCAGCACCCTCAATGCACGCTCATACAACGCCTCGCGATCCGCCAGGCCGTTGGTTCCGCCGTTGATGCGCTTGGTGATGGTGAGGAAGTCGCCCTTATCGGCCAGGTTGTTCAACCCCGCCCGCTGCCAGAACCAACCCGCCGACAGCGCGGCATAGACCGGGGTTTCCAGCAGCTCCGGGGTGTTGAGCAGTCGAGCATCGCTGAACAGCGCTTCGCTACAGGCTTCATAGTTCGCCCGGCCCGTGACCTGAATCAGACCCCGCCCCCGGTACTTCTGGCCGTCGCCATCGGCCTCTGGAGTGTTGCCCAAGCGCTTGGCCAGTGGGCCGGTGTCGTACTTGCTCAGGTACTGGTCGCTACCCAACTCGCGTACATACTGCAGTTGCCCGGATTCGTGGCCGATCTGCGCGATGAACGCCGCGATTCGCAGCCGAGTGATGATCCCGTACTTGCTCATGGCCGCGTTGAGGGCCGGAACAAAAATGCCCGCTTGGCGGCGGGCGTTGGGAAGGATCTTAAGCAATTGCTGTTCTGTAATAGGCATAGAAAATCCTCAAGATTAGAAATGAAAACGCCCCGTCAGTGCGGGGCGTTTATTGGGTCTGCTCAGCGATCCAGGGCGGCGCTGCAGGGCGGTGCTGAACATCAGGGAAATCTGCAGACTGGGGCCAGTCTCGAAGCGCTTGCCGATACGCTTGCAACTCCTTGTACTGATCCCCTAGTAGCGTCGTTGTAGCTCCGGCCTCGACTTGATCGCGATGGCGCGCCACTACTCCATCCGTCGCGTACAACTCGGCGCTTCTCCATCCGCGCTCTGCTGCAGCTACGAATTCAGGATCAGGGACAGCTACGGGTGCTGGGCTTTTAACGAATGTATTGCCATCCCACGTCCAGAGACTGGATCGCTCCTGAGTAAGGTTGAACCAAGTTTTATGATCAACCGGCACCGCGCCGTCCGGAATTTTGTGAACACCCTCAATCAAACAAAGGTCCAGATCCCCTTGCGCGTCAAGAGTTGCAAAATATTTATCTGCCATAAATCCCCCATCAACAATCAATAACCAAAAAAGTACACACGCGGTTGACTGACACCGGAACCACTTGAAACAGGATTTGCCACCGTCACACCAACTTTTGAATTATTAAGCCCTGATGCCGATTCATAAGAGACAGTCGTCACCCCAGATATGTACTTGCTAGTAACGAGCCCACCCAAAACAGCATTGGGAAATGGAATAGGAAACTGTATATCTTGTGAAGTTAATCCGCCGCCGCTCACTGCCGCATTCACACCCGACGCCCACTGAACAACGAAACCTCCAAGCCACCATGGGAAAACTATATATCCATTATTGGCGAGCAGAATTCTAAAGCCCCCCGCAAGCGTTTTTGGAGTAACAAACGACTCACCGTCAACCCCAGAATTTACCGCACCTTGTGAAGCAACCTTTGCGGTTCCCCGACTATTCTCCGTGGCTTGGTTAACCAGAGCTGCATCTGCCTTGGTCGCAGGGTTAAAATTCCCGGAGTGCCATGCGGCATTATCGAAAAAATAAACAACCTTTTCTGGGACATTAACAACCATAGGAAAAGTCGTAACACCATTATAATTTGCAAACACCCTGAACCACCTGTTTGCAACATCCATAAAAACTTCAACCTCTGGCGTTTTCATGGCAAACTCAGGGGAGTCATTGGTCCCATTATTAAGATATATAGGGCCTGAAACCACACCGCCCGCCTTGGGCAATAACTGGCGCGCAAGGTCATCTACATAAGTCCTACTAGCACCATCCGTAATACCGTAGCCGCCGAGTGTAGTTGCCTTGTCTGCTTTTTTATTGAGGTCTTCTTTTGTAACACCGCTCCCAGCAATAATTTTAGTAATCGCTTCAGATAACTGATCAGTGCTTTGTTCATCGGGCTCTATTGAGGCTGCACTTAGAACATTAAGGATTTCAGAAGTAACCGCATTCCCCCAAGCCGCCGGAATCAGAGAGCCGACTTGCCCGGTGGTAGTGTTCTCGTCAACAAACTTGCCATTGACCAGGCCAACGTTAGGTACGCTTTTCGGATAGTCCATCTACACACCCACCCCATAATTGATTGTTTCCAGTGCATGCGCCGGGGCGCTGCGACGAATCACGCACTCCAAGGCGCCGCTCGGGTTGACCCCGAACCGTTCGCCCCAGTAGCTGGCACCGAAGCGCCGACCCAGGCGGCGGCGCGGGCCCGTGTTGAGCGTCCACATAAACTGCGCGGACCAGGTACCGAAGTGGGCTGCGCCAAATCGGGAGCGACCAAACCGCGGCGCCCGGCGTTCCGTGATGGTGGCCTCGGGGTAGCCGAGGCGCACCGCGATCTCGATGAAGTAGCCACAGGATTGCCCGCCGACAGCCGTCAGCCGTTGACGCACCGCCAGACGGCGGTCCTCAAATACCGGTTCAAGCCCAATGCAAGGATCTGGCAGCCCCATGACGCGCTCCCAGTCCGGCACCAGCTCATTCACGCCACCGGCATCCATCTCATTCAGCAAGGCGAAGGCCCGGGCTTCGATGCGCGCCAGCTCCTGCGACAAGCCAGTCAGCACTGACGCCAACTCAGGGACGCGCTCAGGCTCCCAGGCCGGCCCCGCTGGGAGCAGCGCCCTCAACTGAGCCCGGTATTGGTCCGCTGTTCTTAAGCCAGCCATAGGCAGCCCCCATACGTCAGCAGCTCGTTAGGTTCTGCCGCCACATCAGCAACCGGCGCCACCAGTTGGTGGTCCCGCTCACCAGCGGATCCACTGATGGCCTCGGCGATGTGAGTCAGCAAAAGGGGCTCACCCAGGGCCGCCTCTCGCGCATGCAGATCACGCAATTGCGCCTCGACTGCCGCCCGAACTGTAGAGGTATCCGGGTTCAGCCGGACGCTGTACACAACCGATTTGCGCGTGGGGGCCAAGACATACACCTCAGCCGTTACCGGTCGCCGGGGTTCGATGTACTGCTTCACCTCCGCCAGCTGTTCAACCGTTGGCACAGAATCGGCATCGTCATCGCGCATCACAAACACCGCCACGGTGCCCGGCCCCAGATACAGCCGCCGGGTCCAGGCCCGGGTAATTCCGGGGCACTCCAAGGCCCAGGTTTCATAGTCATCCGCTGAGCCGCCATGAGGTATCACGCGATAGGACTGAATGACCCGGGCCCGCAATGACTCAACGCTTTCCTGGGCCACACCGCCCAGCAGGCCGGGAGCTAGGACGGTGAACGAGTCCGCTACCCCCTGGACCGGCTGAACGAGGCTCAGTACCAGACCTGCGTCAGCGTTGCCCAGCGCTCCAGCGTCCACCGCTTCAAGCGCTGCGGTGTTGGTTCCGGCAACCGTGGTTACTCCTGCAGTGACGCGGTAGGCCCGGCCATCACTGGCTTGCAATACAGTGTCAGCGTCCAGCACAGCACCTGCAGCTGCGGTAAAACTGGCCATACCTTGGGCCGGCTGGGCAGCTTTCCTTGGCTGATTGAGGCGAAGGGAGGCGATCCGCTCCAGCGTTTCGACTTCAGCCGTGTCCGGCAGAATCTGCTCGGCGATCCAGCCCAGGTAACCGTACAGGCCGAAGGCAGCACCGCTCAGCGTTCGGGCTAACACCTGAGCATCGGAGCGCCGCAACGCATCGCCGGCCAGGTCGCTTTGCGTGCGATTGACCAGCACGGGAAGCGTGGGGGTTTCAAACGGCATAAATCACCTGCCATAGCTCTGTTGGGTGGATCTCCAGGCGCTCGCCCGTGGAGATGGTAAGAATCACACCGACGTTCAGGCGGCTGTCCGTGACCCGTTCGCTGCGGATCTCGATGCGAATGACCTCGCCATCGTCGAGCAGCCATTGCAGGGCCTCCCGAGCATAGAACTCGGCATCGAGCTGGGTTTCTCGGGTGAGCTTCACCCGGCGTAACAGCCAGAGGCGAGAGCCGATCCGGTCATCGACCACCGCCGGGAAGCTGTCGCCCCACCAGCCGAAGCGCTCGTCATCGTCAATCGGGTCATCTGTCGCGGCGCGACGCCAGGTAAACAGGCTGATCACCACAGCCCGAACAAGCGAGGTTTCAAGGGTTCCCGATATGATCATCGTCAGCCCCCTGGAACAGGCACAGCTGTCTGGCCCGGGCCCGGCATGACGCCGCCGTGAACGTGATTGATCTGGCTGACCCCACCGGCAATCTGGTCACCCTGTGAAACGATCTTCCCTGTCTGCGTGAGCAGCGGTGTATCGATGTTCACGGCGCTACTGGCGGTGATGTTCAGCGTCTCGGTGACAACCTCGATCACCCGTCCGCGCTTGAGGTGCACCTTGTCGCCTTCGTCGCTGTAGATCGCGACCTCGCCGGACTTCAACTCCTGCACGCGGTACCGGCGATCTGAAGCCACCAGTACCACCCCATGGGACCGATCCCCACCGAGGAACGCGGTCAACACTTCAGCCCCCGCCAGTGGGTTACTGGTGAGGCCATAGGGTTCGAAGTGTTCAACCTTGTCCTTCACCTCTCCAGCCGTCAGCCGCACCTGCAGGGTTTGCAGCTTCTTCGCCGCGTCGGCCAGTACCACCGTGCCGCGGGCAAGCATCTTCATCAGGCTCATTTTTTAGGCTCATAGTCAGCGGGAATCAGGTATTCGAAGTTGTCGCCCTTGCCGCCCTTTTTCAGCTTGCGGTTCTTGTGGGAGTCGTCCGGCTCGGGCTCGAAACCATCCGGCGGGCCAACCAACATTTTCGTGGTCATACCCTGGTCGCTCAGGCTGTAGGTGATCTCGGCGATCAGCATGTCGCGGTCGAAGCCAATGATCGGATCCAAAACACGGACGATCATGTTGTGCTTCCACAGCTGGCCGTTCGATTGCCGCCAGCCCTGCACCGTGTAGGTAGCGGAAAGCGCCTTGCCCATCCGCGTGCTGCGCTCCCAGTTGGCCCGGGCCTGGGCCAGCTCCTGGGTGACCTGTCCAGACTCCTGAATGATCTTCACGCGCCGTCGGGTCGTTCGCTCGTCCGTAACCTTGGCCGACACTTCCGCCGCTGCTTCACCGAACTCTTCGTCGGTACCGGTCTTTTGCCCCAGCACCTGGTACTCCGAGTACACCCCGGAGAAGTCGAGCGGAGCATCACCGGCTTTGATGTTCCCCCCTACAGCCAACGCATCGAAGGCCCGCCCCTCGCTGCCCGGTTTCGCGAGCACCGCCATACCGCGGGCATCATCCGTAGAGAACACCCGGAACAGCGTCAACAGCCGGTCAATGGACTCAAACGCCGACTCGCCGGGCTCGACGGTGTGGTCAGACAGCTTTGAGCTTTCAGGGATCTCGCTGCGCACGGCGATCTTGTAGGGCGCGGCCAGCGCCTTGACGATCGACAGCACGCCCTGGCTATTCCACTGCCCCGGCTTGTTCACCGCGGCGCAGTCCACCAGATCCGCCGGCAGCGACCGCCCGGTGACCGACCGAGTGATCTGCTTGTCGTCATAGCTGATCGGCGTACCGAACACCCAGCCGGTTAGCACCAGGTCATCACCGATGCTCACCTGACACTTTGCACCCTGTTTGATCGGCACCTCGATCTTCTGATCGCCCCACTTCCAGGTAATACCCAGGTTGAAGTCCCGGGCCTGGCGCTCCAGCCCTGCCGAGATCTCCACTGATTTCCAGCCGCTGTAATCCACACCGTCAACCGTGAGGCTGACGACGTTCTGTGTATCGAGCATGGGTTACTCCCGAGCGATCTTGAGCGGGACCGGCGGCACAAAGCCGGGGTGTTGAATGCGGTTGCGCTGCACCACCTCCCCCGCCCGCGTGGCGTCGCCGAAGCGCCGATAAGCCAGCACCAGGGCCGGCAGCGCTTCGGCGGGGGTGATCTCCACCAGGCGCACGCCAGAGTGGGCTACGGCGGTCAGGTGCTTCACCAGCGTCTGGCGTAGGTTGGTCAGGGCCTGATAGTGCTGCGGGTCCGCCTTGAGGGAGGCTTCATAGATCGCCTCGCTCAGGCTGTCCCGCAGCTCAATGACATCATCCGCCACGGGCACCTCGGGCCGTTCAACTGGCTGCACAGCCTGCTGATCAACCGATGGGGTGGAGTCGTTCGATACCGGCTGACTCGCCACCGGCATCTCGCTGACGATCAGCGCCACCTGTACCAGCAGCGCATCCTGCACCAGGTCAGCCGTAGCCTGTGCGGCAGCGTTCGTGTCAGCCCCTGCGGCCTGGCTCACCGTGTTGATACCCGTCACCGCCTCGCTGTGCTGCGTCGCGGAAGCAATGGAACCGCGATAACTGGATCCAGGGCTTGAGAAGTCCAGGCCGGTGAAGTCGCTGAAGTAGCTGGAGAACAGCGCCCCCAGCGCACCGGGCGAGTTGATCAGCGACTGCACAAAGCCACTGAGGTTCGTGAACAGACCCACCAGCGGCGCGAACTGCTGCTGAATCACGCTGTAGACGCTCGACAAGCTATTGCGCAAACCGATGATGCCCAGGCGGGCCTGGTCAACCTTCGCCATCGCCGCTTTGTACCGGGCCAGCGCGGAATCCAGCAGACCTTCCGACGACTTGACCACCTGCTGCTGGGTGTTGACCCGGGCCACCGGGAATTGCAGCGGCTTATCCGGATAAAACACCACGTCGAAGGCGACCAGGCCGCCCTCGCGCCGGCTGTGGTTCATCTCACATTCGCCGGCCTTGACCTGCATTCGCCCGAGCCAGGGGTGCACCAGCTCGCCAGCGCCCCGGGTCTGGACTGCCTCAAGAAACTTGTCACGCCGCTCGAAACAGTCGTCACCGATGATCCACACCGTCAGGGCGTGAACCTGCGACTGCCGGCCCAACTGCTCAAAGTACGGATCATCCCGCTGGGGGAATTCATGCAGCTGGCCTTTCATGCCCACCGGCACCGCGGCCCGGTCAACCAGAAAGCTGATGCCCCTGAATGACGCCGGCAGCAGTTCGTCGCGCCATGTCCTTTCCATTCTGCTACCTCTCTGCGCCGACAGTACGCCGCCCAACGTTCGGCTTGATGTTCAGGCCGCGCTGGTTGCTCTTCGACTCTTCGACAGTGGATCCGGGCGGCGCGCCGTTGAGGTTGATATCGATCTGGCCCTTCAGGCTTTGGGCGTTGGCTGCGGCAGTCTGCTGCAGCAGGCTACCCGGCGGCGGAACCTGGCCCGGCGCCCGCAACAGATCGCCGGCACTGGCCCCGCCCTGGGTCTTGTTCAAGAACGATTGCCGCTCTTGCATGACCTTCGCAGCGTCCGAGCGTAGGAAGTCACCGGTACCGCCGCCCTCCCCGGCATTGCGCTTGCGCTGTTCCTCAGCGAAGGCGTTGGCCTTATCGGTCGCGGTCTTGATGATTCCGTCGCCACCCTCCCCGGCGCCCATGAAGTTCAGGATCGGCTCAATGATGGGTTTGATTTTTTCCCACAACCCCTTGAACCAAGCGGTGATCGGCTCCCAGTTCTTGATGATGATCCCCAACGGGGACCAGTCGAACATGTGCTTTATGAGATCCCAGGCCGGGCCCGAGATCGCAACCAACACACCCCAGATGGCCTTGAAGAACTCGGTCAGCGGCCCCCAGTTTTCGATCACCAAGCCAAGCGGAGTGAAGGCGAAGGCTTGTTTAAACCAGCCCCACAACACCATGGCCGGGCCTTTGATCTTTTCCCACAGCGCCTGGAAATACGGCCCGACGGTGGACCAATTGGCGATCAACAACCCCGCTGCCAACGCAATCCCCCTCACGATCAGTCCCACGGGAGACATGGACGTAACGGCACCAAAGACCTTCATAGCGACCGTACTGGCCAACACCGCCAAGCGAAGGACACCAAAGGCAATACCCGCCCCGAGAACGCCCTTGATCACCTCGGGATGTTCCGCCGCCAGGGCGGACACCTGGGAAATCAGCGGGCCTATCACTTTCAAAGTATCGTTGAGCGGCGGCACCAACGCGCCACCGATCTCAATACCCAACCGGGTAGCGCGGTTCTGCAACTGAATGAGCGCGTTTTCAGTAGTCGCCGCCCTTGTCTTGAACTCCTGCTCCATCGATTTCGCATAGATCTTCGAATCCCCGACGGCAGCAAAGTTGACCTTGAGAATGTCGAGACTGGTGAGCAACTGAGAGATCGGCCGAATCGACTCTTTACCGAACAGTTGAGTAAGTAGGCCCGCCTGCTTTGAAGGATCGACCTTGGCAATGCGGTCCAGAACGTCTTCGATAGTGCCCTGTGCATCTTTCTGCATACCTTTGGCAAGTGCCTTGGTATCAAGCCGCAACGCCTTAAACGCTTGCTGCTGTTGCTTTGTCGCAGCCGCTCCGGCCGTCAAAGTCAACATGAAGTTCTGCAAGCCTGTACCAGCAACGTCCTGAGATACACCTACCTTGTCGAGCGTCGCCGCCATAGCCGCAACTTGCCCAGCGGCTAAACCGGCAACACCACCCAACGCACCGACAGAGGTAACAATATTGGCGACCGTACTTGCCTTGGCACCAGTATTGCCCAGGTAGTTAACCTGATCCGCCAGAGCAACAACCTCGGTCTGGTTCATCTTGAAGGCGGCTCGCCACTTAGCCATCATCTCGCCCGATTGCTCAGCGGTTTGATCAAACGCGATCCCCATCTTCACGGCATCGGCCGCGAACGCCATCAGTTCCGCACGCGGGATCTTCGACTGACCACCTGCAGCAACAATGGCAGCGATACCATCAGCAGCCATTGGCAACTGTTCAGACAGGTCAAGCACATCCTTAGTCATCTGCTTGAACTGCTCAGGTGTATCGAAGTCAACAACCTTGTTGACGTCGGCCATAGCTGACTCAAGCTTGATCGCAGCCCTGGCGCCTGCGATAAAAGGGGCAGCGAAAGCGCCACCCTGCAACAAGTCCTGAAAGTCAATCTTGCCCAGGCCGGAGCTTTCCATCTGTTTGCGAAAGCCCGCGACATTCTTGCGGATCCCGGTGAGCGTTGGCGACAGCTTGTCAACGCCCGTGATCAACGCCTTGAGCTGGAACTTGTCCGCCATCACTGCACCTGCTGGGTTTGGTTTATCCGCTGGGCGTGGCTCAGCGATTCAAGAATGAGATCCAGGGGCCTGGCCATCATCTGTTCGGGGTCGATCTTCCAGAACCAGGCCAGGTCGTAGGCCAGCGCGATCAGGTCGTCGATGGCGTGGACGCCGCAGTCATGAAAAAACTGGCCACCGCCCAGCTCAAAGCGTTCAGATCAACCAGATCCAACTGGTTGACCGACGAAGGTGGAATACCTGCGCACACCGCGATGTATTTGGCGGCGATATCCATGTCGAGGCCGACCTCTTCGCTTTTGTCGATCTTGTAGGGCAGCGCCTTGATGGCCCGCACCTCCTGCACCGTCGGGCGGCGCAGGGTCAGCTCGGCCAGCGTTTCACCGTGCGCCTCAATCGGCGCCTGCAGCTTGATTGCTTGACTCATTGCCAGGTCCCCTTGATGCCGTTGAATTCAAATTCGGCGGTACCGTCATCGCCCTTGTAGGAGGGCTCACCGACCAGATAGGCCCCCGCCAGCACGTACACCTTGCCGTTCTTGAACTCGCTGGTGACTGTCATGTCACGTCCGTTGGCGATCTTCTTGAAGTCCAAGTCCGGCGCCAGAACGGCAGTCACCTTCAGGTAGGCCGGCAAGTCTTCTTCCTTATAGAACCCCGGCACGACCGTCTCACGCTTCACCGCCATCAACGGGGCTTCCGCCCCACCGGTGACAGTTAGCTGTGCACCATCGACTTTGACGTAGACGGTACCCGCTACTAATTGACCCATGGTCTTCTCCCGAATGAAAAAGCCCGCTCATGGCGGGCTGTAGGTGCAATGGCTGCGTTACGCCGCAGCGTCGTACTGCAGGCGGAACTGATTGAGCAGCGCGAAGATACGCAGACCGTTGATGTAGTCCGGCGGGAACAGGACGTTCACGCGGCTCGGGTCACGCGAATCACGCTCGACCACCAGGTGTTCGGCAAACAGCTCGGCGTTTTCCACGTGCCCTTCCAGCTCCAGCTTGGCGTACTGGGCAATCAGCTCACCGCGAATAGTGCTCGGCGTGACAATCGGCTGGCCGGCGCCAAACTGGGTGCCGTCGTTCGCCAGCTTGTGGCGCCCATATTTACTGGTGATCACGCTTTGCATCCGGCGGATGATGAACGCCGACTGATGCATGGTTTCACTGTCCAGGTAGGAGTTATCCGCCTGGCCGTAGGCGTTCTTCTGGTAGGTGGTGATTGAGCGCTGAATGCGCACATAGCCCCCCTCGTAGTACGCCGTAGCGATCCCGTAGCTCAGCAGCGACTGACGCTCAGTGAGGGTGAAACGCTCACTGGCCGGGGCCGGATCCAAACCCGGCAGCGACCCGCTTTGCGTGGGGCGGCTGGCATCGGCGGAAATGAAGACTGACGTCCGTGCCGCCAGGGCCGCGGCCTGGACCCACACCGGCTGCGGCACACCGTTTTCCAGGGCCTGGATGGTGATGTGCTGATCGTTGCGCGCCTGACCGGCGGCCACCAGGGTACCGACGGTGCCCCGCTTCGCGCTGTACACATGACCGAACAACTGCTTGGCCCAGCTCCAGCGCCCCACGTTGTCATCCATGACCGCCTGCCACTGATTCAGCGTGGTGGTATCGGACCAAGGCACGCAGATAAATTCGAAGGGCTCATCACCCAACGCGGCAATGGCGTCTACCTGATCCGGAACGCCCGCGCCACCCAGCATCTGGGTCAGCTCAACGGTCAACCCCGCCGGGGTAAATTCGCCATTGGTCTTGCCCAGGCGGTTCAGGACGATGCTGATGTCGTTGCCGCTCTCACCCGACCATTTACAAGTGAGCGTCACAACGCCGCCAGCAGCGCTGGCAGTCACTGGTAGATCGGCGGCTGCGTTGATTTTTACCGCGAGTGCCGAGGCAGCCACCGCGGCAGTTGCTGCCGCTGTGACGGTGGACTGAACACGAACACCGCCTACATACAGGCTCAACAGACCGGCCTCGGTGGCAGTGCCGGACAGAGTGACCTTGGCCGCTGCCTTGACCCCCTCAGTGCTCAGCAGCGGCAAACACCAGATCTCGCCAATGGGATCTGCCTTGCGCCAGGTGTCGTACATCGCGGCGAGCATCGACCCTTGGCCGCCGATGCTTTTCGCCAATGCCACGCTGGGCACCAGCACCAGCTTGCCGGCACCTTCGCTGGGGGCGTTGTCGTTCACCTGGGCGACGATCAAGCGGCGCATGGCCGAGGCGGCAGTGTTTGCTGTGGAGTTGTCCATTTCCGCATAGAACAGCGGAACGCGGATATCCGCGGGGATGTTGCTGAATCCGATAGCCATTACTTCGGCCCCTCTTGAGTCGCCGCGGCGACAGCCTTGGCGGGTTTGGTTGGCTTGAGCGTCACGTCGTCATCCAACAGGCGACGGCGCCACCAAGCGTTATCCGGAACTTCCCGCCCCTCAGCCGGCAACAGATCGCCGGCTTCTGGGTCAGGCACTGCACGGCCCGGGGCCGGTACCACTGTGATGCGCTGGGTCATGGTGTTGCGTCTCCTGAAAATTTGACTTCAATGCGCCCATCCGGGCCGGGCTGGCGCAGGTTGGGATCCGCCGGATCGATGCAGTCCATATTGAAATTCGCCCCCTCAAACGGCACCAGGCCATCCGCCGCCAGCTCGGCCCAGGTTTCGGCAGGCTCATGGGATAGATTGCGGCCAAGCTGGAAGGCCGCGACGAAGGTCATCTGATACACGACCCGAGCGCGGCTGATGTGGAGCAAGGCGCCCTTGCCATACTCCAGGGGCGTGTACTCGGGCGCCGGCTTCCAGCCAATCAGCGAACGCCACAACTCGGCCCTGATGTCGTGCAACAGGTCGTTGGCTTCCTGCCCTCGTTCGTCCGTGGCCTCAAGAACGACAACAACAGCGAACTGGTCCGTGATTCGCTGAAGCACTGTGTTCTGTGCCTGGTTATCGTCTGCCGCATCGGCGGATGCGATCACGTAGGCGGCAGGCAAATCCAACTTCGCGCTTTCTGCCACGGCATCCCAATCAATACCGCCCGTGACCCTTTGGGCAAAGGTCGGACAGGTCGCCCGCAACTGGGCAACAACAGGGTTTAATTTCATTAGGGGTAAACTCCGCGCATAAAAAAGCCCCGCTTGTGCGAGGCTCTTTTAAAAAACTGTTATCGCCGTCCTGAAGAATCTGAAACCTCTCCTAAAGCATTCTCAGGATTGCTTACAGATTGAACGTCAACAGTCTGCGATGTTTTTTGAGTCTGTAAGAATTCCTTATCTTCAGGTTGCTGGTCACTCTCTTGGGGCTGTTTGGAATTAGCTCGGTATGAAACCAGTGCCATAAAAATCTTCATTGACTCCAGTCCTGCCATCCCTCCTGCCAACTCAACAGGCTGCGCATTACCATCTGGCGACTCCCGTTGTCGCTGTAAGCGCTCCTGAGCCTCCAACTGCCGAACGCCTTCGCGGTAAGCCTTATAATCAAGCGCATAAGGTGCCGCCATCATACAAACCAGCGTAGCTGCCACACCCGCAACTCCGCCCGCCAACAGATTTGCCCAAAAGATAGGAATGCGGCCACGGAAACGAATGACCAGCATTGTGACCAGAGCCCCAACCCAGACAAATAGAATAAATGGGATAGAAGCTATTACAAGTGACTCCCCCCACGCTTCCCAATTGAGCAAGACCCACAACGTCTGTAACACCGATATCTCTCCAGAATCTAGAAGCCAAAGAAACCCAGAGTCCGCTGGATTTCCTTTTCAACCGAGCAGCAAACTTCAGTAGACGTTCATCTCAAAGGGCACGTACTGGGTTTTGATCTTGTTGAAATAGAAGGCCATCTCAAATGGCTTTTGCTTCGACAAGGTCCACGCACGAGAAGAGCTTTTCAGCGCAGCTTCTGACGACTCAAGGTCAGGCTGCAAAGTCCGCATGACCGCGTAGGTCGAGCACATCATAAGACGAAGTTCGGGATCGTCCTTTGCTCCCTTGCTACCCAGGAACTTGGCATTACCTACCTTTCCAGCACTGTTGATTTCAACAAACATCTCCAGCTGGGCCCCCTTCAAGCTCAAGGTTTGGTAAATCACCTCACCATTCTTCATAGCTTGGGCCTTACCAAACGCAACGCCTGAACATTGCGGAACCTCCTTGAATCTCTTCCTCATGCCAGACTCAAGTTCCTTCGAAGTCAGTGGCAAGCCGCCGACAGGCTTAGCCTCATCCTTTTTTGAATCCCAGTCCTCCGGGATCAGATACTCAACCTCATCCTTGGCCGCGAATGCAGGCAACACTTGCATAGCCAGAAGAGCGCACACTACTAAACGACCGATCATTCCTTTTGACCTCCTTCCAATGGACCGCGGATCGTAGCGCATCTTCGGAGCAGGCATCACCCGCTTTCAGCGCAAGGCGCTAGCGAACGCCGCACTGAGAATCCCCCTCACATCAGAACTCGAGTCCTGCAGCGCATCAGCCATGTAGTTGTCACGCGGCTTGATACGCCACTCCCCCGCCGCACGTTCAGCTATAGCGGCCGCACGTGTACCAGCGGCTCGCCGGTTGGACTTTCCTTTGCCCTTCCCTGGCGCCAGCTTGCCCAGGCGCCTGCCGCGCTTCACCCCGTAGTGCAGGTAGGCTGGGTAAAACTCAGCCATGGCCGCAGTTTTCCGGGGTGCGATCTTCACCAGAAAGCCCGAGCGAGACACCTTGAAAGCAATCGACTCCAAGGTCGCCCCGGTACGATTGACCGGGTAGCCTTCCTGGCCCTTTCCTAGGGCGAGGTTCATCTGCGCTCGTTGGGTGACCAAGCGGCCAGCCTTGCGCATCCCGGCGCGGATCGCCTTCTTGTCGAAGGCATCACGCAGGAAGTTGTCGAAGCCTTCGAAGTGCAGGTAGCCCTCGACCGAGGCAGAGTTAGACATAGATGTTGCCTCCTGCCTGAGCCTCGCCCAGCTCCTCCACCTGCAGCAGCGTAAAGCGATGGCTGCCGTTCATATCGGCACTGCGCTTGACCCGGTAGAGGGTGCTGCCGTGTACTACCTCATGGTCACTGGTGACCCCCTTCAGGAACCGCAGGGTTATCCAGTGGGTGAATTTATTGTCGGTCTGGATGCCATCGACATACACACCCGTTCCTGCCGGAACGATCATCGCCCAGCGCCATTTGCTTTCGGAGAAAACAGAGTCGAGTCCAATATTGTCGGCGGGCAAATCCGACCGGCGACGGACGCGCACCCGCCGATTCAGCTCTCCCGCACCAGGTTCGCGTAAGGCCATATCAGATCCTCGGCGGAACGGTGATACCCGCCAGCAAGGTCAACAGGTAACGGTCTGGCAACTCGTTGAGGGTTTGCCCAAGTACCAGCAACTCGCGATGCCGGTAAGCCCAGGCGGCGGCCAGGAGTAGATAGTGCCGAACAGAGGGGTGGTCCTCTATCTCGATGCCCGCCTGATAGGTGACCATCAATCCCTGAGGGCAGCTACCCACCACATCCCGCCACGGCAGGCCCTGCTGGGTGTAAACAAACGACTCCTTACCGCCGTTGACCAGGTAGGCCGCAGCAGGATCAAGCAACGCCGCCCCCGCCGTGGCACCAAGGGCAATGCTCTGCAACTCGAAAGCCTGGCCCTTGGTGGCAGCAAAAGCACTGCCTGCGGGGACTTTCGGCAGATGTTCACGATACTGCCCCTTGCGGATCGCTGCACCGGTTGCCTCCTCTGCCAGTCCACGGGCCGCAGGGATAACAATCCGTTCGATCAGATCACGCTCGGCGGTGTCATCGTCGTCGGGATCCAGCCGGCACTGAGCGACCACATCGTCATACGTCAGCGGCTCCGGCCCGGTGTAGCTGATCAGCAGGGCCATGACTAGGGCTTCTCATCGTCGGCAGACTCATCCTTCTCAGGATCAGCATCGCCAGCGTTGTCAGCCCCGCCTGCCCCCTCATTACCAGACTCTGTACCGGGGGCTGCTGAGTCAGGAGCGCCTTCAAGCTTGTCCTTGGTCTGAGGCTTGGACTTCGCCGGGGCTTTGGCCCGAGTAGAAGACTTGCCACTGGCTGCGGGCGACCGACCCTCCGCGCCGGTATATTCCTCTGCAAAACCGCCCTGAATCAGCCCCTCGGCAGTCTCTTCATTGAAGCCGGCAATTTCGCCTGGGGCGTAGCCGCGCCAAGCTTTGATGAACAACACGATGATTAATGCTGCAACGGACATGAGCTGAACCTCGAATCGGGAAAAGGGTTGGCCCGGCACGCCGGGCCGAGAGGGTTAAAGGGTGCTGCCCCATTTGACCTTGGTCATGACCGCCACCGACTCGATATGGCGCGGGCCGAAGTCGTGCTTGGCAATCACACGCACCAGGGTCTGATCCCGCTGGAAGGCGCTCACCAAGTTGCCGCCGGCATCCTTGTAGGTAGCCTCCTTGCTGAAGTCGATGACCATCGCGTCATCCTCACCAATGAAGCAGTCGGCGAAATCAGCAAAATGGATTTCCGACTCATCACCACCAGCCCCCAGATTGATCGGCACTTGCGTGGTAGTCGCCACCGGGAAGCCCTTGAGCTTGCCTTCTTCCAGCTCCGGATAGGCTTTGGCGCCCTTGCCGTCGTCACCTACACGCAGCGCCGACAGCCAGCGCTTGGTACGAGGCGCCATCACAAACCCCGGCGCCAGCATGTTGGAGTTGGCGTTTTCCAGACGCAGGATCAGGGCAGAAAGCGCCAGCTCGACCGCAGCGACGGTCTGATCAGTGGGTGCATCAAACACGTTGAAAGCAGGCGCCCAGAACCGCAGCCCTTTGGGCAGGTTGCCGGTGCCAGCACCTCGCAGGAAAGAGAGATCCTCGGCCAGGCCCACGGCGCTGGTCAGGTCGTTCACCACCAGACGATCCACATTCGGGTTTACGCCCGAGTAGCTCAACAGGTCGTTGCTGATGGGCACCAACGCGGCCAGCTTTTTCGCCGACAGCTTGAGGTCATCGAACTGCATGCCGGTGGCGGGCATGTCCTCTTCACTGCCGATATAGCCGACGATTGCCCCGCCCTTGATGCGCGGAATAGTCAGGCTGCCGTTCTGCAGCGGTAGCGAAACCGCGCCCATGCTGCGCACCACCGACTTCGGTCGCAGCAGTTCGATCACCTCGCTGGAGAAGCCCTGCGGCACCAGTACACCGCCAGCCCCCGGAGTCACAGTGCTGAGGGCCATAGCAATTTCGGGGTTCATTCCGGAGTCGTGAGCCATCTTGGCCGCGGCGTGCTGATCGCCCCGAGTGGCGGCCAGTACCCGCACCATTTGCGCCATGTTGGCCCCAGGGACAGGCTTGGCTGCATAGGGGCCAGCGACACGGGGCGGGCCGTTGATGCCTTGAGCCCCCTCCTCGACCGGAGTCGCACTGGCCGCGGCGGCACGTTCGGCCGACTCGGCGCGAGCGATCTTGTCGCCCAGGGCATTGAATTCGGCCCCGAGCTGAGTGAACTGAGCAAGCTGCTCGACAGACAGCGAACCACCATCGGCTTCGATCTTGGCCAGCGCCTGAATCTCGCCGTTGAGCCGGGCGCGTTCGCTACGCAGTTGTGTGACTAAGGACATGCTGTTGCCTCCTGGGCAATAAAAAACCGCCGATTGGCGGTTGGGTATCACTGCCGCGAACGCGGTCAGAGTGAGTGAGACTCAAGCCTGGGCTTGGATTGCAAAAGCCGCGGCCTGTACGGCGATGCGTTGCCGCGCTTGGGCGACGGGCGAGCGCTGGGCACGGCTGAGCGCAACCGCACGGGCGATGCCATCCACCGCCATCTGCGGCGACTCCAGCCGGTCCGCAAGCCCGACCTCGACAGCGGCCTGCCCCCAATAGCAGGCGGCCTCAGTGGCAATAACCTGGGCCACGTCGAGGTTGCGGTACTGAGCAACCGCCCCCGTAAACAGTTGATAGTTTTCCTGCACGACGGCATTGAGAAACGCCAACGACTGCTCGCTCAGCGGCTCGTTGGGGTTCAGGTCGTTCTTGTGGGCGCCGGCATAAACCGTGGTCACTTTCACCCCAGCCCCTTCAAGCATTCGGGAGCGGTCCATGTGGCTGGCAATCACGCCAATCGAACCCACCCCCGAGGTCTGGCTCACCACCACCTCGGTGCAAGCCGCCGCAATGAAATAGGCCGCCGAGTACGCCGAGAAGTTGACCAGGCCCGTGATGGGTTTGATCAAGCTGGCAGCGCGGATATCAGCGGCCAACTCGAAACAGCCCACCGCACTGCCGCCAGGGCTGTCGATGTCCAGCACGATGCGCTCGACCATAGGGTCGGCAACTGCCTGCTTGATTGAGGCGCTCAGCCCGTCGTAGCTGGTCATGGTTTCGCACACGTTCAGGTGATTGGCGCGACTGACCAGAAAGCCGTGAACCGGAATCACCTCCACGCCGGTCTGAGCAACAGCGGAGCGCCGCTGCTCTTCAAGCCGCTCGGCAGGACTCGGCCCGTCGTCATCGTCGTAGAACCCTAGCTTCGGCCCCGGATCTGCTCCAGCTCCGGACAGGTTGAGGTTGACGATATTCAGGCTCATGGTTTGGTTGGCCCAGCGGACAGCCAGATCAAGCATGTCCGGGGTAATCAACAGCGGCTGATTGAACAGCAGACTGGCGGCGCGCAGATGTTGTTTCATGCGGCAAGCATCCTCACTATGTCGTCGCGCTGCTGTTCAAGCTGGGCACGGACGTCGGGGTTGTGCAGATTCGGCAGCCCGTGGGCCACGTCGGTCATGTTGAGCGGTTGCAGGTAGCTGTCACCGTTGGCCACTGGCGGCATGTTTTCCAGGCGGCGGATGTCGTTGATCGACAACCAGCCCCACTGGCGCCCCACAGCATAGGAGTCGTAACGACTCTTCTGGTCACCGCGCAGCAGGCCAGACAGGTTGTGTTCAATGAAGTATTCACGGCGCTCGGCCGGCAGCAGGAAGTCGCGCATCATTGCTTCCTCATGCCGCTTGACCCAGGGCAGCAAGGCGAAGATCACGTACTGGATCAGCAACTGCTCCAGGCTGTTGTAGCTGGCCTTTTCCAGGTCGTTGATCATGTGCGGGGGGATCTTGTAGATCCGCGCCAAGTCGGTGCCCGTCACCTTGAGGATGCCCAGCAGCTCGGCATCGACGTTGTTCATGGACACCGGTTTGAAGGTCATCCCCTCCTGAAGCATCGCGACCTTTTTGGCGTTGTCGATGCCAGAGAACTTGCTCCCCCATTGATCAAGAATGTGATCAATCGCGGCCTGACTCTTGATCGCCACGGCCTCCTTTGGCCGCTCGATCACACCGCTGACAGCCGTGCCGTTCTGGAAGGATTTGCCGGCGTACTGCCGTACTGCCTGGGCCAGCCCCACAGCATCAGCATGCAGCTCAATCGGCGACATGCCCGTGTAGTGGTTCTTGGTGTGCCAGCGAACATGGTGAATCAGCCGCATGGGCACCGGATCCTGCGCTCCGATCCGGTAATACGGCATCAAGTCAGCCCCTTTCAGCACGCTGACCTTATCGTTGTGCAGGGGGTAGAGCCCCTTCACCGATCCGTCGTCGTGCCGGTCGATGAAGCTATAGGCATTGCCCCGCAAACCCACCGCAAGCTGGCTGCACTCCCGGTATTCATAAGGCGTTTGCCAGGGGTTGGGCTGGTAGCGCAGCACGTCATACAGCGGATGATTCAAGGCGGCTTCACGCTTGCCCTCCCCCATGCGCCGGTACATCTCCAGCGGCAGCTGCGCCACACTCTCGGCCAACAGCGTGACGCAGTTCTGCAGGACGGTAATCGCCAGCGCGCTCTCCGCGGTGACCTTCACCCCCGCCGAAGACCGGACAGAGCCAATGAGGCTGCTCCACAATCCGGCACCGTCATTGACAGTAAGCCCGTCACGGGGCCCCAGTAGATTGCTGAAGAACATGATCAGCCACCTCCGGGGGATTGTTTGTTGTGTAAGGCCGCAGCGGCCTTATCAGCAATGTAGGCCCAGAACAGCAGGCAGAGCCCGGCCGCGATGAACGCCGCCGGAATGTGGATCAACGCGATACCGGCAATGAGCAGGCCAAAGCCCAGCACGCCAGCGAGCCACGCGGCCCATGCGATAAGAGTCAAATGCTTACTCCTTCGTCGTAGATGGATTTACCCGAGGAAGCCACAGGGACCGACCCACTGATGCCCGTCGCCATGATGCTGGCGACAATGCCGTCAATACGCCCGATGGCCTTGGACTTGTCCGCCTTGCGGTTGTTGGCCGGGTCGGCGGTGATGACAGCGTTGCTCGCGCACCAGGTCATGACCGGGTTGTCGTCGTGCCGGAGTGGCTCAACCAGATCGGCCACCGTGGCATCGCGGATCAACTCGGCGTCTTCGGCGTCCGGATCAAGCACAGGTGGCGCACGCTCGATGTTGCCCAGCAGACGCCGCTCGAACTCGTCCACCGCGGGGCCCATGTCCTTGTAGCCCTGACCAAAGGGCGCGATCTCCGGCAAGCAGATGTCGTGCTCATCCATCAGTTGCTGGAGATCCTCGATACGCCAGCGGTCATAGGCGATCTTGCGCACGTCGAAGTAGCCGCAGATGGTCTGCAACCGCCGCAGCACAAACAGCTTGCTGATGGCCTTGCCCGGCGTTGTTTCCAGCTCCTTGGCCTTGATCCAGGCCAGGTACGGCACCTTGTCGCGCTTCTCTCGATCAGCCAGCTGGAAATCCGGGATCCAGAAATACGGCAGCATCCGCCAGTGCGGATCCTCGTATGTGGGGAAGAACAGCAGCACAAAAGCCGTCAAGTCCGTGGTACTGGACAGGTCAAGTCCGCCCACACAAGGGCGGTTACGCAACACCGACATCCGCACCCGCTGCGCGGCCTGACTCCAGACGTCCCATGAAATCCAGGGCGCAGAGGCCTGTGTCCACTCGCAGAAATTGAGTCGCCGGACCACCGCCTCTTTCGAGGGCATTCCGCGGGCTTCGGCGACCTGTTCACGCAAGTACTTGCGACCCGGGATCCCATCGACCTGGCCGTCGAGGGCAAACTCCAGACTTGGGTTCACCTTGGGCCAACAGCTTTCGTCCTTGAACGGGTCGTCGCCCTTGTCCAGGCTGCAGATGAAGGCGAAGACACTGTCGTTTTCTTCCTTGCCCGCACAGATCCGCGAGCCCAGTTCGTGGTGCTCCCAGCAAACGCTGGTCTTGTCCGAGCCACTGTTGGTGATCATCACGATCAGCGCCTGCTTCCGGTGCTTGGTACCAGCGCGCAGCATGTTGATGACCGTCGCGGTCTTGTGCTCGTGCACCTCATCCAGCAACCCGATGTGCGGACGCGGGCCGGATTGGCCATCGTCGGCACTGATCGGTTTGAAGAACGACCCCGCGTTCGGGTAGTACAGGTTCCAAACCTTGTCCCCGGTACCCGACCGATGTAGCCGAGCGTTGAGGTGCGGCGACATGTCGACCATCGACACCGCGTCACGGAACAGGACCATGGCCTGATCCTTTTTCGTGGCTGCAGCGTAGATTTCAGCCCGGGCCTCGCCGTCCGCAACCAACCCATACAGACCGATGCCCGCCGCCAAGGGCGACTTGCCACTGCCTTTGGCCGTCTCGATGTAGGCGATCCGAAAACGCCGGTAGCCGTCCTCGGTCTTCCAGCCAAACAGGCTGCCCACGACGAAGGCTTGCCACGGGGCCAGGGTGAAGGGCAGCCCTTCATACTCGCCGCCGTTTAGGCAGAGGACCTCCTCAAAAAAGCCAATGGCCCGATTGGCTGACTCCAAGTCGAAGACCAAGCCACGCTTGTGCCCGCTACGCAGGTCGCGCATGTGCCGGCGACAGGCATTGCGAACATCGGGGCCAGCAACGATTTGCTTGGCAATGACCGCCCGAGCGAACTCGGTGGCGCGATCCAGATCAGCTGAAGTACTTGCTGGCGGCGTCTTTTGGCTCATTAGGGAACAGCTCACCTTGTGGCGCCGTGACTTTCAGATTGCGACGCGCCATAGGCGAGAATCCGAATTGCGCCCCGGCGGCGTTGGCACGTTTCTCGGCGTCGTTCGCCAACTGGCGCCAGATGGATATCTGCTTGGCTCCAGTGGCGAACGTTTGGATGTCGCCTTGTTCCAGGCCTGCGTGCTGAGCATTGACCTCTGCAATCCGGCGACGAAAGCCCTGCCAATCGGCGACGGCTTCGCAGTAACTGGCGAGCGCCATCATGTCGAGCTTGGTCACCAGTCCCAGGACCAGCAGGTCTGGAACCAGGCGTTCCCACTCGGCGACCGCACCATCAGAAAGGCAGTCAGGCATCGGCGGGGCCTGAACCGGAATCGCCGGGGATGTCAGGTCATCCATCAGGGCGCTGAAATTCTTCTTACTCTTGTTGCCGTCCAACACATGCAGCACTGTCGGTTTGGGCGTCCGACCTGAATTGCCGTTTCCAGCCATGTGAACCTCCTTGAAAATCGGACCTTAACCCCCGAACCTCTTCATCCCCCCCTTGCCATTTTTCCCGGCGTTGCACAGAGAGAGGGGCGAACGGTCTAGAACGTTTTCGGGAAAGGATTTTTTGCCCCCCCTCCCCAAAAAATGATTATTTTTTGCACAATTTTGGTGCGCGCTCACCGATTCCAGTGATGGCCCGGATCCAGGGGCTTTCCGCCCTGATCGCAGCCAACCTCGCGCCCGGATTTCTCCAGTCGCTGCTTGTAGGAGTTGTGGCAAGGGATGCAGAGCGACTGCCAGTTGTTGCGGTCCCAGAACAGGGTCATGTCACCGCGGTGAGGAACGATATGGTCAACCACACCGGCCGCCTCGACGATGCCGCGGCGCTCGCAATTGCTACACAGCGGATGCTTGCGCAGAAAACCTTCACGCGCTTGTTGCCACCGGTAGTTGTAGGGGCTGATGACCTTCGTTGGCATTGCAGGTGCGGGCATCAGTTCATCCTCCTTTACCAACTCAAGCCCGAAAGCCGCGGTTATGGACCACAGCGACGTTCAGACCGCTCCATCGCCGGAGGGCGGTTGCGAAACTCCAATCCGTCTAGCCGCCCAGCGCTCGTACAAGCCAATGGCAACATCCGCCCCAGCCATCGCCGTCAGGCAACCGAAGGCGCCCGCCGTCCAGATCGAAACCCCTGCACCAATCAGCAACATCATCGCCGCCATCCCGCAGGCGATGCAGGCACCGGAACGCAGCGCGAGACGCCGAACCAATGCCCAACCTCGCGCCCCTTCCTTGTCTGCCCGCCACATCTCCCCGGACACGCCGCCCACCAGGGCCAGGACGATCACTAACCAGATCGGCATCTCTGCCAGCGCTTGTTGCTCGTTCGTCATCGCCTGCCCCTTAAACGCAAAAACCCGGCGCAAAGGCCGGGTTTGGTGTGTGGGTGCCTGCCGCTCTCTGCGGTCGCACCTATCGAAGATGGCTACTTTTTACAGGTGGATTCCGGTGGCAGCAACCCTGTTTTAACGCCACCCGGTGAATGTCGGGTGAACGCCTAGGCAATGTCGGCGAATATCTTTATTTCGGCTTTCAGTGCCTTTGGCGCTGTCCTGCCTGTCCCACTGATAGTGAGTCAGGCAGGACAGCTACAGGCCCCGAAATACAAGGCTCTGCCCTACTGTCCTACCTTTATCTTTCCTTTCTCGCCTGTAAGAAGAAATTGAAAGACACGCGTGCGCGCCCACGGCGCGTAGTGTGTGCCCGCTGCGCTCATGTGTGCGCATGACGCGCTTAGAGGTTGGACAGTAGGACAGCCCAGGAATGACAAGGCCCGCGCTTGTCCTGCTGCGTTAAAACGCGGTCGGACAAGGCGAGCCAGTAGGACAGAGACAAGCGCACCGAGGGTAAGCGTCAAGCCACCTTCCCCATCAGCATGCCCTCGATGAACACATGCGCCTGGTGCAGGCGCTGGTAGTAAGTCTCACGACTGCAACCACAGTGCGCGTACTTCTGGGCCAAGAAGCTGTCGTGATTGCAGTAATGCTCCATCACCACCAGGGCCAGCTCGGGCGGCAGGTGCTTGTTGACGATCAACTCGATATCGGCCGATTCATCCAGCAGCACCCGGCTGCCCCGGGTGCCCCGTATCAGCTCGCCTTTGCACTCCATCAGCATGGCGATCATGTTGCCGCCACCCGCACTGCCGATGGCCAAGGTCGTGGGCATGTGCAGATCCTGGGCCCAGAGTTTGAGCATCTCGTCGATTCGCTTAATCAAAGCAAGGCTCCTCCTCCATCGACGCCACCTGCAAGGCAGAGCCGCGCCCCCAGTTGGTCGGCTTCTGATAGGCCCATGGCCGTATACCACTCTTGGCCAGTGCCGGCATACGCCTCTTGCGCCACCCCAGCCGATGCATGATCGCACCCACACGCATCTGCTCCGGCTTCCCCCAGTGACTGGGATCGATCTTCAGAACCTCGGACAGGATCTGACTGCCAGTGGTGGTCTCCCCCAAGTGCGACTCTTCCAGCCACTTCAGAATCGGCACCTCCCATTCATCCACCACAAAGCGCTCTTCCTGCGCCTCGGCGAACAACGGCGCTTCATCACGAATCACCCACCAGATATCGCCAGCCTGATAGCAGAACATCGCCTCGGCCCAGAGCTGGTCGCGGATCTGTCGCAGTTGCTCCAGGTCGACCTTGGTGCAGGCCACAGGCCAATAACGCCGGTTGCCGGTGGCGTCCTTGAGGTATTCATCCTGGTTGGTGGTGCCCACGAAAACACACTGGCGTGGCACATCCATGGTTCTGCGACCGTAGCTCTCGCGGTAGGTATCCACCGAGGCCGAGAAGAACTGTTTGGCCTTGGTCGATTCGGCTTTGTTGAAGCTGTCCAACTCGCCCAGCTCGATAATCCACTTGCCCCGGATCGCCTGGAACGCATCCTTGTCGCCCAGGGTAAACGGCGTGTCCATAAACCACGAACCGCCGAGAATACTCATGGCCGTTGACTTACCGGCGCCCTGGGCGCCTTCCAGAATCATCACCGAGTCCGCCTTGCAACCCGGCGCCATCACCCGGCCCACCGCCGAAACCATCCAGCGCTTACCGACCTTTGAGCTGTAGTCGGTCGGTTCCACGCCCATAATCTCGGTGAGCCAGGAGTCGAGGCGGGGCACGCGGTCCCACTCAAGGCCGCGCAGGTAATTGCGCACGGGGTGAAACGCTCGATAGTGCGCCACCACGCTCACTGCCTCGATCACGTTGCCGACCTTGACCCGCAGGTTGTACTGCTGCGCGAGCCACTTCATCACCAGCATGTCGTCGATGTCGGCCCAGTCGCCGGTGTCGCCGCCATAGGGCGGTACCCGCAGCTTGACGATCTTGGCGCTGAACGAACAGAAGCCAATCACCCCGGCCCAGCGCTCATCATTGCTCAGGATCAGTTCAACGTTCTGCATGTGCGCGATTAGCATGCCACTGTCGCTGCGGGCCAACAGATCCCGCCAGCCACCCGCAGCGGGTGGCCTGACCACCGCCAGCACCTGACGACGCACTGCCTCCAAACCTTCGGCGCAATGCAGGTCGTTGAAGTCGGTCCACTTGATCTCTCGCTCGCCGGAAAAGATCGGCGCCACCACCTGGCCGCCGACCACCGCCGCTGCGTTCTCCGCTCGTTCCTTGCCGGGATTCCAGGGTTCTCCGTTAGGACGCGTTGTCTTCCAGTCATCATCCCCACAGACAATGATCGGACGACCCGGAAAGCGCTCCCGCATCGCCTTGGACACCTGCATGAGGTTGCCGGCATCAAAGGCAATGGCCACAGTCAGCGAAGTCGCCATATGCAGGCTGACGCCGGTCGCGTACCCCTCACAAACCAGAATCGGCTCACCCGGCTCCGGGTGTGGACCGACCAAATGAAAGGCCCCATCCTTCGACATCCCGTAAGGCCAATAGGACTTGTCGCGGCCAGTGTTCTGCAGCTTCTCAGGATAGATAACCTGCAGGCCCACAATCTGGTCGCGCACGTTGCTCATGGGCACCAGAAACGCCCCCGAGCGCGGTGCATAGCGCACACCGAAACCAACGATCTGCTTTCGGTCCAGGTAAGCGCTTTTGCCCTTCTCCGGCATACGCTTGAACAACCCGGCGGCACGCCTTGCCGCACGACGCGCCGCATTGGCCGCCACTTCCGCCGCCCGGCGTTTCGCCTCTTCCTGCCGGGCGCGCATCACCTCACGCTCCTCAGCACTCATCCGCCCGGGTTTGACCTTAATCTTCTGCGTCACACCCGAACGCCAGTCGCCAAAACTACCGAAGATCAGGGTCTCGCCCTTCTCGGTGTAGTGCTCATGCACCACGTACCAGCCGTTTTTCTCCTTGCCCTTATCCTGCGCCGTCTTGCAGCGGGTGAGCTTGCCGAACACCAACGGCTGCGCGGGCTCCAGGCCGTAATCGGCGAACTGCACCAAGACCTCATCAAGCATGGCGGGCCCTCCGCACATCATCGATCTCCTGACAGGTCACACACATGGTGCAACCCGGCTGCGCCAAGCGGCGCGCTTCGGGAATAGGACCGTCACAGTCTTCGCAGATGAGGAAGGAATGCGCCGCCAGCTCAGGTCTCAGCAACTGACGCGCCGCAAGCGCTTGATCGAGGCGCTCTTGCACCAGATCGTTGGCAAAATCCGCAAGGTCAGCCATGGTCCGCCCCCCGAGTGGTCTGGTTGACGTAACTGGCGCGGTTAAACATGCCCAGCAGCCCCTGTATGCCGCGAAACACCTGCAGGCGGATTTCGGCCAACTCGGCATCACTTACCACGCCATCGCCGATGCTCTTGGCCCAGGTGTCGGCCAGGTCCGCAACCTGACGGAAATACACCGCAATGCCCGTGGTTAGCGTCTCCGGCATGTCATTGGTGTAAGCCTCGGCCAACTCCTGCCAGATCGTGTCCCCTACCAAGGCATGCACCGCATCGAGAATGCGCCGGTCCTTGGTCAGCTCCAGAATCTCGCCGAATTCTTGAATGTTGATGCTGTGGCTGGGATGGGTGGGAGACAGCTTGTGCTGCAGCGTGGTCGGGTTGCGGCCGGTGGTGGCGGCGATGGCAGCGGCGCCACCGGGATAGTCCCGGGCAGCATGGTAAAGCGCGAGATCGAGCGGCAAGACTTCCCGCTTGGCCCGCTCAACAGAGTTCAAAGCGATACGGCTCATGGCATTAATCCTTAAAAGTTGCCAGTGCCGCGCAGCATGCAGTGGTGATACATTTGCCGCGTGGCTTGAAAGGGCCCAAACGCCGGCTAGATCCGCAAGATCGACACCGGCACCGTGCCGAGGCGAACAATCCGTTGTTCACCTCTGGCGCAACAGCTGCCCTATCTGTGGTGGAGAAGGCAGCAACCCAAGGCTTCCGAGCCTTGAAAGCGCGGTTGAAGTAGACGTTTTTGCATGTGGTGTGCACGCCTACCTAAACCGCGACCCGGCGACACTGTGGTGGTGTGTGCTGGGAGGAACTGGGCGATCTTCGGATCGCCTTTTTTCTTTTTTATTTTGCAGCGGGTTTAATAGGTATTCCTGCTGTCAGTAACCAACCTGATTCAAGCGGAACCCCCTGCTTAAAGGCTGCACTAGCAAGAAGCTCTGCGTATTGTGTCTCGCCGGTATATTCGGTACGTGGCCAGCGGCCTGATTGACGCCACTTGCTAAGCGCCTGACTACTTCGTCCACAGATCTGTGCCGCAACGCCAATCCCACCAACAGCCTTAAACGCAAACGCAATAGCATTTTGCTCATAAATATGGTGCACGATCATGACCTCAAAAAATCAACGTTCAGTTGATATTAAAGATCAACTGACTATTGTGCAAGCTTTATGCAACCATCAACCAATGGTTGACAAGAACGATTTGCGATCCGCTTTTTCTGCACGCCTCCATGAGGCACTAAACGACGCTGGCGTTAGATCCAGAGGGCGGGGTGTGGACATCCACCGCCAACTACGGTACCTGGGCGTTCATAAAACACCTCAAGCGATCAGTAAGTGGCTGAACGGAGAAGCTATTCCAGAGGCCGACAGCATGGTCGTCCTGTGCTCTTGGCTGAATGTGAGAAGGGAATGGCTGGAATACGGGGTCGAACCGAAGTCCTACGTTAATCATTTACCTCTTTCAGAGGATCTGGTGGCCAATGCGCATCCGATTACCAAACCCTTTGAGAAGGTACCCCTGATTTCCTGGGTACAAGCTGGAGCGTGGTGTGAGGCCGCATCTAATGTTGACCATTATGATGCTGAAGCTTGGCTGTCTTGCCCCGTTGCAATCAGTAAAAATGGTTATGCGCTGAAAGTACATGGAGATTCGATGACGAATCCTGGGTCTGGTAGAAGTTATCCGACTGGTTGCATCATTTTTGTCGACCCAGAAGCAGAAGTGATAACTGGGGATCGAGTTATTGCAAGAATCCCCAGAACAAATGAAGCCACCTTTAAAATATTAGTAGAAGACGCTGGTAGTCTTTACCTTCGCCCTATAAACCCCCAGTACCCAATTATTCCTATTACTGAGGAAACTCAAATATGTGGAAAGGTGGTAGGAACCTTCGTCCCCGAATAATTCAAACCAACAACTCCCCTTTCTTGAAGTAACTATTTCCGCTCACTGATTCCCAAGTAGCAAAATAAACTTTAAATCCTTCTTTACCAAGATGACTCGAAAACTCCCTAAGCACATCTATAGAGTTTGAAAAGTCACCTAAACCGAAAATCTGACTACCTAGCGCCGTCACTTTATACCCCCTCAAGGTTGTAGTCTTTTGGGGGTCATCATGCTCTATGATTAAACCTTGACCATTGTAAAGAGCCATCCCTGAAACCCAACGATTTTGCTCGGCTGACCTCAACATCTGGCTCAGCCCACCTGTAACACCTGTCAACACCCCTAAGGCCTCAAGCTCAAGAAGCTGATTAAAATTAAGATCCATTTCTAGTAGCTTGCTATCTGCCCAAATCAACCCTTCAAAATTAAATTTAGAAAGCTGTTGAATTAGAGAAGCCTCAACTGAAGACAGGTTCCTGACAAAGTCTAAAAATCGCAAACTGAAAGCTCCCGGAGATTTTAGCTCTCCGGCCAATAACCGCCCCCAGAGAAGTTGAAGCTGTTCTTTCGACACTCCGCCGGCGTACTCTTTCCATCGAGCAAACCAGTCATCATCAACTTCACCATCCGGTTCACTCTCGGCGCCTTGAGAAAGGTCATCTTCAGCATGGAAGAGTGCTTTCGTAACATTGATCCCTCTACTCAACCTTTCACAACGCGCCTCATGATTTACATCTTCCATAATTGCAGAGAGATCGATAACTGGCTCGACTCTTTTACCAAGCAAATTTGGCCGCTGCTCGTCAGCAAAGCCTATCTTTAGACGGATATCAGATACGTTCTTCTGTCCCGATCTGATCTCCTCTGCCTCCCGCTCAGTCTGTGCCAGAAGTAACCGTTCACGGCGTTGGATCTCAGCTGTCGCCATACCTTCACGTCTCATTTGGTACGGCTTCCAAAACCCTCCTACTCCTTTTTCTGCGACGGTCTTCCATAAGGCAATGATGAGCTCCTCTCCTGGCACTTTCATGCTACGACCTCCTTGCTAGCTGACGAACGGTGAATTTAGCCATCCAATCTTCAAAGCGCAATATATAAACCATCAGTTGACATTGTGAAATCCATGGTTGATATTCCGCCTCACTCTCCCACCACAGAGCGAGGCAACACCATGCACACCACGGCATCCCTGCACGCCCACCCAGCAGCCGCAACCCCCCTGCGCATCTTCGAAATTCGCCGGCTTGCACAAGAATTCGGGTGCATCTTTGTCCCATCCAAGCCCAAACCTAAACGCTACGCAGCTCCTCCACCCGTCTATCCCAACGGCGGAGGTAACGCGGCATGAGCAAGTTCAGAGTCGACAACCGCACGCTGCAACTGCTCAAGGCCCAGGTCAACCTGAGCGAAACCTTCCACCACACCCTGCGCGATTTACCACAGCGCACGGCGTTGAAACTTCGGCTGAAGGTTGATCGCAACCCGACAGACACCACTTTTGTTGTCGAGGTCGGCAGCGAACGCCACACGCTGACCCTGGCCAACGACAAGAAAGCCCACTTGAAGCTGGCTGACTTCATCGAAGAAATCGCCAACGGCCCAATCGATCCTAACGCCGAGCTGGCTCCACCACGGCACGCCGAGCGCGTGTTCGGAGCCTTCAGCGCCCAACAGCGCGAACAGGTGTTTGGTGTGGTGTGCCTGGGTGGCTTCCTCGATCTGGATCTCGGGTTTGAACTGCCGATTCGTCTGGCCATGCACCGCACCCGAACGCGCAAGGACGTCACTGTTATCCTGAGCATCGGCATCAAAAGCCCACGGACCAAGTGCTTCACCGTCTCGGGCAGCGACGTGCAGATGTACCAGGATGTCTGCGAATCCATCCTTCACTTGGCAGCGCTGGCGACTCCCGCCGCGCACGCTGCTTAGGAGGCCACCATGGATCGCAACCTCAAGGAAACGGCCCGGTACTTCGGCATCACACGACCGCACCTGATCGGCCTGATGCAAGAGAAAGGCTTGCTCAACGCCGAGCGACTGCCGGCCTATCCAACGCGCGACCGTGAGTACCTGGGAACCAAGGAAGGCAAATGGTTCCACCCGGAGCTGGGCCTGCAATACAGCCAGTCAACGCGGGTTCGACAGGCCGGCATTCCCTGGCTCGCCGAGCAACTGGGCCTCGCCCTGCCCGCTATCCCGGCAGATCGCCGTGACGTGGCCTAGGGAGTACGCCCGCCAGATCATCGCCTTACGGACCAAAGAGGAGCGCAACGCTGCGCTCCTTGAGGTACCCGAGCATCTGCGCGAGCTGACCAAAGCCCACTGCCTGATTACCTGGAACCACCCGAAACGCCGCCAGCGCATGGAGAGCCAGCAAGCCAATGAGTAACGCCAACCAGACCCCGCTGCGCCTGATGCCAGCACCGGAAACCGCCACCGTCGAACTGCTGTATCGCACCTTCGGCGATGTATTGATCCCGCTGGAAAAGATCCGCGTGCAGTACTTCCGCAACCTCAACGAACAGTCGTTCGCCGCCGAGATCAGCAGCGGCCGCATTCAACTGCCCGTCACCACCCTGGACAGCAGTCGCAAGGCGCCGAAGTACGCACACATCCGCCACGTTGCCGCACTGATCGACATCCGCGCCTACCGGGCGGATGAAGAACACGCCAAGCAACTGGCCGACGCCAACGATCATGACCAATAACCCAACGGCTGCCACCACCAGCCAAACCCACCGGAGCACACCACATGACCCACATACAGATCATTGCCCTGATCGGCCTGATACTCACCGTCGCCCTGCTCTACTGGGCCGGCTACCTGATAGGCCGAAGCAATGGCCGAGCAGCCGGGATCGAGGAAGGCAAAGCCGTTGCCGAAGCGGACAACGCGAGAGCACTGCGCGAGTTGAAAACCGCCCTCAAGTTCGTTCGAGCCGATAACCAAAGGCTGGCTCAACTGCAAAAGCACCTGCAGGACAGCCAAGCCCTCAAGCCAGCACATCGCCAGACCTTACTGGCCATCGCGGATCTGCTGCGCATCGCCGCCGACACCTTCAGCGCCTTCAAAACCGGAAAAAAACTCGAAAGAGATTCGCGCTCGCTGCGCGATCAAGCCCTGGCCATGGCCGCCCTAGTGGAGCCAGTAGCAAAGGAGGAAGCGGCATGAGCCAGCAGATCGATGGACCAGCCCGCTATCAGAAACCGGAGGAAAGCGGCATGCCGCACGCTAAGCCCACCGCCCAAGCCATGACCGCTTTGCTCCGCAACGCCGCCAGCGTCGACGCGCAGAAAACAAAGAGCCTCTGCTGCGTAGCAGCAGGCATTACTGCTCTTGCCCGCAGAACCACCGAGGTACGTATACCCCACGCAAAGCTGCGCGGGGCAGCCACACCTGGAGCAACGCTGAACGCTCAGAGTGGGCCGCTCGCGCAGCTTGTGGAGGGGTACAAGTACCGTCCAAATTCAAAGCTATTAAATAATCAAAAATCCATTTTTCTCGCAGAAATCCTCAAGAAAACCATGTGTTTTAGAGAGCACATGCGCAATAGGAGTGCTATCCCCCTTAATACGAACCATCAAAGTTTTCGAATACTGAACAAGAGGCTCTCCTGCTCTGGTGATACCTGCCATGGCCGGCACAAAAGACTCGAACAAAGGCACGTCAGTCCGCACGCTAGTGTCTGTGTGCTGATCATCAGCGAAGTGCTTGAAGGAGTTTGCTATTTCTCTGCACACACCAAACTCGGGACATTGTGTTTTCAAGCCAACTTGAAATCGCGTTTTCCCCTTGGTCTTAGAGGCCGAAGGTGCCGCCAGCAGCCAGACATCCCTTTGTTGCGGCGTCCCGGCATGCCATATCCACTCGCAAAGATGAAAAGCCGTGATCGCAGCATTGATGGCGTGATAGCTCAAAGTCTCCACCGTATCGATGCTCTGAGAAAATTGAGCCTTTTGAAGTTGCTCGATCTCCCAATCAAGCTTTGCCAGCACATCGCTTACAGCTTTGATTTGGAACGTTCGAACGGTTTGAGGCGCAGTGGCACTACCATTGGGGCTTCTAGTCGTCATAAAGATTTTTTCCCTTTTCAATTGCACACGACTCCTTCTCTGCCCGTTAAATCCGGAAGGCAAGTACTGCAGCGTGCATCACTGCGAGGCTACCGGTATGAGTAAAAGAACAGGGTCTATCGAATCTGTCGCGCTGCCAAGCGAAACACTCAACCAGGAGGAGCTCGTCGCCATTACGGGCTATCAGATCCCCTCCCGACAAATCCAGTGGTTGACCCGCAACGGCTGGGAGTACGTTCTGACCGGGGCCAGACGCCCCATCGTTGGTCGTATTTATGCCCGTCTCAAATTGGCGGGCGTAAAAGCCTCAACGACAAACGCAGTCGCAGAGACCTGGACCCTCGACTTGTCGAAGGTAGGCTGACACATGCGCCATAGAACGCTAGAAAACCGGGACCTGCCGCCTCGAATGCTCAGGCGTACCCGTAAAAGAAAGAGCGGCAAGATCTGGGTCGGGTACTACTACTGCGGGCGCAATGCCGATGGCAAGCGCGTCGAGATTCCACTGGGTAGCGACCTTGATGAGGCAAGGATCGAATGGGCCAGGTTAGAGCGCACCGCGCCACCGAAACCTGCGCACCTGATGGGAGCTCTCTTCGACAAATACGAAGCGAAAATCATCCCCGGAAAAAAGCCACGGACTCAAAGCGACAACCTCAAGGAGCTCAAGCAACTGCGCAAAGCCTTCGAGAACGCTCCCATCGATGCGATCACGCCTCAGATCGTGGCTCAGTACCGCGACGCCCGCACCGCCAAGGTGAGGGCCAATCGGGAAATTGCACTGCTCTCCCACGTGTTCACCATCGCCAGAGAATGGGGCATGACTGATAAGGCCAACCCGTGCTTTGGTGTGCGCCGCAACAAGGAAACCCCGAGGGACTACTACGCGGGCGATATCGTCTGGGACGCCGTATATGCCCAGGCAGCGCAGGAGCTCAGAGACGCCATGGATCTTGCGTACCTCACCGGGCAGCGGCCCGCGGATGTACTGAAGGCCGCTACCACAGACATGAGCGAAGGTTTTCTGCGGATTGGCCAGGGCAAGACCGAGAAACGCTTGCGAATTCTTCTGGAGGACGCTGGCAAACAATCAGACTTGGCGGTCTTCCTGGAGAAACTAAAGGAACGACGCGCCATGAATCGCATCAAGACCTCGGTACTGATCACCAACGCCTCAGGCTTGCGCATGAGCCAGCAGATGCTGCGCAATCGCTGGGACGAGGCCCGGGAAAAGGCCGCTATCAAGGCAGCCGCCGATGGCGATAACGCTCTGGCAACGAGCATCCGGCAATTTCAGTTTCGTGACATACGACCAAAAGCCGCCAGCGAGATAGCCCTGGAGCATGCCAGCAGGCTGCTCGGCCACTCTTCCGAGGAGATCACCAAGAAGATCTACCGACGCGTCGGAGAGATCGTAAAACCCACGAAATAAGGAGGGGGTTACGGAACTGATTTCGCAGAAGCTTCCAGCGACCCGAAACCGAATTTCATAAGGATGTGCAACGAACAAGTAGTCGACACTACCTCCGGGACTGCAGCTAGCTCAATCGATCCGATCAAGGGATGGAAAGACGTACATCGACCTCCATGCTGAGAGCTGTATAGCGCCAAGCAATTCTTCATCGAATCCATCCCCATTTAAACAATGAAAATCATCTGCTTTTTGTAACCTTACAAATAGGAAACACGACCTGCAAAGGAGTAAAGCAGGAGACTAACCCATGATCACTGTAGAGCCTTCCAACGAATTGCCGTCATAACAGAGTGATAAACATTAAATATGAACGACTTAAGCTGAAGAAGTAAAAAAAACAGTCCCGCATATAAAAAAACATATGCCCCACCAACAAACCACTCACTAATTTTGCATGATATCGGCGAAAGCAAAATCACCTTATGAACCAACCCTCCCTTTACACCAAAAACAATTACAAACAAGCAAAACACCGTATACAGCAAATAATATATAAACACCCTCATAAATATGAAGAAATTATTCTTCAGATAGGAAAGTCCTGAAACCTCATGACGATGCGCCGACATAGCTACAAACATTTCCGGCTGACTAATTGTAGCAAATATTGTAAACCCTGCCAGCAGAAACCCCAATACAGAAACAACTATACCCATTGCAACCGAAGAGAACTCGCGCACTATCTTCAGCTTTTCATCAAGAGATATATCAAGCACGCAGTATTGAAGCACCACCAGCAAAGTCACAACAACAATCGACCAAAAATTAAACCCATTGAATGGAATTCTTCGAGCCTTTAGGTAAACAGCCCAAAGGCTTTTTTCTTCAGTTAAAGACTTAGGCGACAGATCATCATTATTCATGGTCGTCCTCTCGATAAGCTTCCAGTTTCGCACGAGCCTCGCGAGGCGGCGTACCCACACGGATCAAGCCATCACCGACAAGCTGGAGAAACTTACTAAACATTTTCCTAGCAATTCTAGCAGGTGTGTGACTATTAACCTCTACAGTTGTCTTTAACTGAAAGTCTCTATTATCACCTTTCACAGTAGTACCGGATGAATCCTTGCCCACCATAACTACCTTCTGAGTACCTTGCGCCGTAGCTGCTTGAACCTCACCGATCACAGTGTCTTTATCAAGCCCTTGTGTATTTGAATGCTTTACCGTTGTCGTCTTACTTCCAACCTCATCCTTCTGTTTTTGAATCGCTCGGAAAAACCCTTCATTATCCTGCTCATCATTCCTATCAGAAAACTTATAGGTGACCGAACTCAACACTTCATACTGCCTAACAAACTCCTCAACACTTCGAGCAGATGTTAGAGGAATCAAATCCAAAGTTGGAGGAAAGTGATCAATCATCAATTGCTTTTTTGTAATTCGCTCACCAGCCTCTTTACTTTCATCAGCGAGCCGATCAATAAACTCTTTATGCTTAACCTTTATAAAACTTTCAACAGTAGTTTTAAAACTATCAAGACTAGGAGCATGCGAAACTTCTTTCAGATAGATCAATCTATGAACATCTAAAACCAAAACAAAAATAGCAGAAGGAGAGGATTGCAGCTCTTCGTGATCCTCAATCAAACCTTTGGATTGACTATATACCTGCTCACGCTTAAGTAACGTATCCTTGATAAAACGCCCTACCAGAAGAACTCGACCCTCAACAGTAACAATCTCCACCTTATTAAAAAAATATGAAGTATCACTGTACCGCCTGACTAGCTTCTCATCGAAAAACGCTGGATAAACGACAGTATCAAAGTAATCAAGCAAATTCTTTGAACCAAACTTACAAACAAGATTTCCCATTTCGATTGGGCGCTGAACTTTTGACATAGATCCCTCTATATACACTGCTATACGATGGCTAAATGACACCCACAATAGCGACTCGTATTTTTTTTGTCACCACTTACGATAGTCTAAGGAACCTTCCCGACCTAGCTATGCAAGGAGACCGATTCAGGTCGACGCGTCGATTCTGCCCTGAATTTTCTCTCAGGCAGCGCAGGAGTTCAGAGACGCCATGGATCTTGGGCAGCGGCCCGCGGATGTGCTGAAGGCTGCGACCACAGACATGAGCGAAGGCTTTCTGCGGATTGGCCAGGGCAAGACCGAGAAACGCTTGCGAATTCTTCTGGAGGACGCTGGCAAACAATCGGACCTGGCGGTCTTCCTGGAGAAGCTAAAGGAACGACGCGCCATGAATCGCATCAAGACCTCGGTGCTCATCACCAACGCTTCAGGCTTGCGCATGAGCCAGCAGATGCTGCGCAATCGCTGGGATGAAGCCCGGGAAAAGGCCGCTATCAAGGCAGCTGCCGATGGCGATAACGCTCTGGCAACGAGCATCCGGCAATTTCAGTTTCGTGACATACGACCAAAAGCCGCTAGCGAGATAGCCCTGGAGCATGCCAGCAGACTGCTCGGCCACTCTTCCGAGGAGATCACCAAGAAGGTCTACCGACGTGTCGGAGAGATCGTAAAACCCACGAAATAA